TTTAGGATACATCTCATAGAATACATCATAGTTTCCTTTATCAATCTCACTCCAAAACTGATGACCTTCTTCTGAATTATGCCAAATAAACTGGGCGTGCAATACTACTCTTTCATCATAATGATTACTAATTTCCTTTACTCTATTTTGTATCTCTAATGGATGGTCTTTCATTACTAATTGTTTTCTCATTATACTATCTCTTTTAAAATTAAACTCTCTTGTTTTTCTTCGTTGTAAATTGCTAAGACACCATCAGTTATAACCTTGTCTAACTCTGTGTTCTCATCGATTGCATCTAAATTCCCCAATATATTTGAAGAGAAGTAAATACCATCTCCATCCGCAATATCTTTAACCTTATTCTTCTCTATAAGAAGGTCTAAATACATATCCATACCCATATATATTTTCTTGGTTATACAATCGGATACATCCTCACTTCTATATATCTCTGCGTAAAGCATAACATAATTTGAGTTGTTATCTATTGGGGTTTCATTGATATTGAAAGTAACTATTAGGTTCTCAATCTTTCTATCTGTTGGATTATTTTTTACGTTTTTCATTTTACCACATTACTTGTTGGTTAATACTCTCTCTTAGGTTTTTCTCTTGGTTTCCTTTTAAAATAACATAGGAGTTATCTTGCATAAACACTTGTAAGTTTTCAACGTCTACATTAAACAAATCATACTTTCTATTGTTGTCTACATTCTCTACTACAGCAACTCTTAAATTGAAGTCTGCCTTCATACCATTTGCTAAGGGGAAGTTAAATATAGAGTCATAGAAGTACCCTTTATTGTTATCCCATCCTAATTTTACTTGTAAGTCTTTCTTTAATTTCATTTTACTTTACTTTACTTTATTTTGTTTTTATTTAATTTATACAAGGCATCTAGTTTACATATCAATAAGAATCTTTCATCATCATCTAACTTATATAATAGATTATTTAGTAGAGATATTTCTTCATAATCTGAAACCACTTTAATATTGTTTTGTTCAATACTCTCTTCTAATTCAGCTAATTTATTTCTTAACAACTCATTGCTCTTTAACAGCTCTGGAATAGCAACGTCTTCCCCCTCGTAATATTTATGTAACTTTTTAATTGTGTCATACATATCTCTCATTATAGGGTCAAACTTTAAATTATTCTCAAAGGTTTTAATAGAATGTATTACCGTTGCATGGTTTTTATTAACTGAATCACCTATAGCTTGTAGAGTTGGTTTATAACATAGATTGTAACACATCTTATAAAATACTGAACGAGCTCTAAAGTGTTTGGTATCTCTTTTACTAGAGGACAAATCTACATCAAATAGTTTTGAAACACTATCTTTTATTGAATTAATTGTGTGCATTTTTTATTTTTTTATTTCTCCTTATTAAACTTAATTTTAATTATATTTTTGTAAACTGAATTTACTAATTCTTTATTCGCACCTTGCTTGTAGTAGTAGTCCATCACCCTCTTTATTCTTTGTAATGGACTTTGTGTTTGTACTTTAATAGTTTCTCTTTAAGTAGTTCATAAATATTAGACAGTCTAGTAGGCTCTCCTTTTTCATAAGTTATAATCTCACCTCCATGCTTTATAAAAAATACCCATATTTTAAATGATTTATAAATTGTGGATATTAATATAACAAAGAGAAGGAATGGACTTGCTATTATTCTTGGTATTAAGTTTCTTTTGTTCATTACTTTATCATGTGAATATGTTGGTGTTTTCCGTTTGGATAGATTACTATGTTGGTATTCATCCATGAGCTTGGTCCTTTATTGTATCCTACTCTCAAGTGAGTTAGTGTTCCAACTGAACTATGTCCATCCATTCGTCTAGGAGTATGTGTGTGTCCAGTAATATTTTTAGTGTTCATATTCTTGAATTGAATAACACCTCCTCTACTTCCGTTGGATCCACAGTGACCGTGCATTCCTAGTTCTATGTCCATTACTCTATAACTTTCATCAATACCAAGGCAATAAACATTAGAGCATCTATCTTTCAAATATAGAGGAACAATTCCTTTTCCATAAGTATCTTTAGACAACATACTAGCTAATTCTAAGTAAGCTCTTTTGTTATTACTCTTCCTCCAATCTACATCAGACAACCATCTATCAATAAATTCGTCGTGGTTACTTCTTACCATTATGAAGTTATAATCTAAATACTCATTAAAGAAGTCTACTACATTAGATAGCTCTTTTAAAAGACTATCACTCCCATCTTCCTCCCTAGCTAATAAAGTAAATGGTTGATTTCTTTCGTGATGACTTACTGAATGTGAGTTTATAACATCGTGTAGTATTATATCTTTACACTGTAATTGTTCTGCCAATTCAAAGGATGCTTTTAAAACATCTTCATTGGTTTCCCCTAAGTGTAGGTCTCCAAATACAATTGCTTCAGCACCACTATGATTGTGAATCTCTCCATTATCAACTAAAAATTGTAAGTCATAAAACGATCCATCCTCTCCACATTGTACTTGTCTAACGTGGAATATATCCCCTTCAAGTTCTACGATAACAAAACCAAGAGTATGATGAAACTCACCTTTCTTTCCAACTTTTGTATCTGTATAATTTTCCAACGTTACACTTCCTGTAGTTAGTAGAAGTTTGTGTGGGTATCCATCAAGTATTGGTAGAGAATCAAGGTGTACTCTAGGGTGTCCTATGATGCAACTTTCTAATCCAGTTAAACCATTGAACCCTGAGAGTGGTGTTGATGCGGTAGGCTGAACCTTTACATCTGATAATACACATAGGTGTGGGTGTATTTTGTGTCTAGCTGCATCTAAGTAAGGTATCACTCTCTTGTGCCAACTATTCTTTAGGTCCTTCTCTTTATCCTGAGTATGTTTATCAGAGGATAGTGATGTAGGATTTTTGTATCTGCCGCAAATTATTAGTATCTGAGCATCAATACATTCAGCATAAGCCTCTATATTGGTTAAGAATTGCTCATGTATTTCGGTCTCACTTTGTGCCCAGGATATTATAAACCTTTGTTTAGAAGTATCGTGAACCTTCTTCTTGGCTTCCTTGAATACATCTGTATCTTCTAGCTCTGAGTCTTTGCTATTATTAGTAACTTCTTCTTGTTGAAGAATTGTAGATACATACCTACGCATACTATCGTTGTAGTTCATATCAAATTCATCACATAGAATCTCAGATGTTTTTGTTATGTTGAATCCTTGTTGTAGTAATTCAGTTGCTCTGCTTATAAATTCTACAGAGTACTTCTTTCTTTTCTTACCTTTCATAATCTTGTTGTAGTTGCTTCAAAATCTCTATCAACTCATTAGATGCTTGGTGGATGGTATCACTCTCATCCTCGTATAGTTCCTCAATAATTACATCTGTTAAATCGTTGATTTGTTTTGTAGTGTGATTAATAAATCCTTGTTGGTTCTTCATTTTAATTGTGTGTTGTTAAATTCCTGTGGTCAAATGTATTAGAAATTTGTTTACAAAACAACTAAATTGTTAATTATTTTTTATTTTTCTTATAAAACATCTCGTACATCTCAAAGCATTTCTTAACACCTTCGTACTCATTGAACACCTCTCTATTATTTGGAGAGTCTTTAGCTCCTTGGTCCTTCCTTAAAAACTGCATAGTCTTATACTCGCTTATTAAATGTTTCTCTACCCAAAATGATTCAACAGTATCGGGTATTAATTTAATACACACAGCTAAGTCATTCTCGTATGCGAATTTAAAGTACTCCATTTGTATCTCATTGGGGTAGAACTTTTTTATAACTCTTTTAGCCATTATAATATCTCGTATTTAAAATTAGATGTTTGACCTATTTCATCTCCAACCTCATTACTCCAAAGAATTACCATAGGCTCATTGCTTTTGTCGTCTAGTAGTGATTTAAACCATTCAAATTCTTCCTGATCTAAATGACTGCACCAAGTGTTTTCATCTACTTCTATTTCACATTCTATTTTTATTCTCATAATTAAAATCTTTTTGCTTCTTCAAGCGTTAATAATCTCTCTATCAGTATTGAATTGTCTTTACCTTCTAAAAAATCTCCTTTAACAACCCATACACCTCCTCCATCTAACTCTAGTTTGTACCTACAACTTCTCCAAGTAAAGTAAATACATCTTTTCTTTTCTAAATCAATATCCGTTATTTGTTTTGGGTAAGGCATGCAATTAATTAAAGACTCTATAGCGTGTCCTTTGCTTTCTATTTTCAACATAACTAAAAAGGAATTGAATCTAATACATCAAACGCATCAGACGGGTTAATAAATGGGAGAGGACTTGTGTTTTCATCGTCTTCTTCGTACTCGGTTGTTTTATCATTGTGAACATCGTGGTTATATTCTATTAAATTATAAGTGGGGAATGAAGTTCCTCTCTCGTAATATCTACCACTAGGTATGTGGTAATCAAAATCTACACTACCACCAATCTCTCCTTGAAAACTCATCTTCGTTTTTAGGTTAGTGAATGAAGTAAACCCATCTTCACCAAAGTTTCTATAGATACAAAAACCATCATGTGTTTGGTTTCTAAAATCACTACTACCAGATACATCGTAAAGAGTAGGACTCTCATAGATACCATTTAAATCCTTCTTCATCTTAGTTGGGTGAGCAATTAAGAATATAATAACGTTATTCATTTGAGCGAACATAGTCAGCTTAGTTAGAATTTGATTAATCTGTTCTAACTTATTACCACCACTTGCAAACTCTAGCTTATTGAAAGCATCTATAACAAATACATCTACACCGTAACAAAACATTTGTTCTTTAAACTTTGCTAACAACCAATCCCACGATGGAAACTCGTTATTCTCAGGAGCAGTTAAGTATATCTTTTCATTAGCCCAATCTTTATACTTGAATATCTCCTCCTTAGTAATCCTTGGGCACCCATCGTAATCTTTAAAGAAGTTCTTTCCGTAAACCTTCTGCATTAGTAAAGCCTGGTGTAACTCTAATGGATGATGCTCAGGACTAAAGAAACTAACCTTCATATTGTAATCATTGATTAGGTTTAAAACATACCACTCAGTATAGTTTGAATTATGGGTAGGTATAAATTGATTTCCTGCTAAAAACAAATGACTATCACTATCTACTTCTATACATTGAGTTGAATATCCATATACTAATTCAGCAGAAGTAATATATCTACAATTATTTCCTCTAACAACTCTTCCAGATTTAAAGTAATTATCTATAACTAATTGTTTTCTATCTAAATTAAATACTTTTAAATTTGTTTTGAAGAATACTCTATATTTTTTACTTATAAACTTTCCGTTTAACACAGCATCTCCTTCTACAAATGTAGCTTTAATTCCTAATGAACAAACTAATGAGAATACGTTTTCACACAATTCTTTATTAATTCCACAGTATTCATTTCTAGCTTCTACTTTTGAACAATGACCATCAGTGTCCATTAAACCCCTTAGTAGTTCAAGTCTTTGTTCTACACTTCCAAATAAATAATTAGTTGGTATATGTTTATTACCTAATAGACTGTATTTATTCAGCCTTCTTTTTAAATCTATTATTCCATATCCATACTTAGAACTTCTTTTTCTAACTTCAAAACCACGATTTCTTATATTTTCTATTATTTGTATATCATCAGATGTGATACCTCCATCGCTAGATGAACCATCACCTAGCCAACAACCCAAAACATAAGGGTGTATATCATAAACAGAATCTATTGTTTTAATAGGCAATGAATTTTTTATTGAGTGATTATTTCTATTATCTCCTTTTATTTTAATAGAGTTAGCTATTTCTTTTGTAGTCTTTATACTAGCAAATGTTCTTTTATCTATTTGATTATTACCTTTTGGTTTTAATTCTTCTACATTACTTCTATTATTTTTTATAGAATTACTATTACTTCTTCTTGACTTCCATGTATCTGTTAGCCATTCGTGATTCTCATCAGCTATCAATGTAGAGTTATCTGAAAACGTTAGTTTATATGTAGGTCGGTTATTAAAAATTTCTGACTTCCATTTAATATTACATTGTTTACCATTCTCATCAAACACAATATCTCCAACTTTTAAATCTATAAGCCTAACAAAACCATTAGGTGTAGGTATATTAGTATTTGTATCTAATGCTTTCCCATGCGAAGGTATACCAGTACCAGTAACTAGATGTCCTCTCATAACTGAGAATGTATTTTTCATATTACCGAATGAATGATGCTTAGGATATAAAGTATCAGGGAAACCATTGTTATGTAGGTTTACAATGTCATCCATTAAATCCTCAACCTTGAATGTTCCAGACACAGGATAAGAAGTTCTATCGTTAATTGAGGTTTCTAATACACCATTAACAAGATCCTCATTAGCATCCTTACCTTGGAAGTTTATTCTCTCACATTTCCATCTTCCTAACCTCTGTACAATTTTCTCCGCTAAGGCGTTTCCTTTCTCGTCATCATCAGTAGCTATGAAAAATCTTTTAACGTCCTTTAAATAGGGCTCAGAATTGACCCAGTAGGCATCATTGTCATTCGCACCATTAGGAACTGATATAGAATTCTTAATTCCTATCTCATACAAGGCTAATACATCGAACTCTCCTTCAACTATATAAACTTCATCACATCCAACAGCTCCATTGATATTATAAAATATTGGTTTACCATTTGTAGACTGAGAGAAGTTCTTAGCTCCGCTTCTATATTTCTTATTAACCACTACATCTCCTTCAAAGTAATTAAAGACAATGTTGTTCATTTCCTTCCCATCTTTAGGTTGGTAAAACATCTCTTGTGTTATGCCTAAGTTTATAGCAGTACTTTGTGTAATCTTTCTAGTATCTTCTAACCACTTAACTAAACCATCTGAAAGCTCTGTGTAGTTCTTCCACTCTTGAGAAGGTAAAGTATATCTAACCTCTACATCTCTCTTTATATTTTCTCTGAATGATAAGCTCTCGCAATAAAAACACTTAGCGTAACCTTCTGAAAGATTAACCGCAAGACTCTTATCTTTTTTATCAGACCTTGTATCGGAACACTCAGGGCATTTTAGTTTAACCTTGCCTGATGTTTTAACGGTGTCAATCTTTGACCAATCAAATATAGTTCTCATGATGCTGCTGCTCTATTAATTCTTACTCCGTTTTTGTTTATATAGTATTTACTATCATCTAAAGTTTTAATAGAAGAATTATCTATTATCTTATTCTCATCTTTAAACCAATTACCAACCATCTTCTGTTTCCAGTTTTTAACCTGAGTACCATTCCTATCTTTCCATCCTGCCGAATCATAATAATAAAATGCTTTCTCTCCTGATTTTTGATTGTAACCTTTCTCTTTAAAATAGCTAACTACTTCTTCAATTAATGGTGGTTTAAAAACTGTAGTCTTATCTACTCTTTTCCTCTCTACTCTACTCTCCTCTTCTCTACTCTTGTCTACTCTACTCTTCTCTGCGATGTTTTGCGATGGGGTATCGATTGGGGTGCTATCGGGGTGCGATAACTTTGATTTAGTAACTGCTTCATCTAGTGTTAGTTCACTATTTACAAATTTATCATACAAACCACGATGCCATCTTTTAAGGTTTCCAATCTGTCCGCTTTGACTCTTATCGTTTTTATCTACCTTGATTTCTTTTAGCTGTTCTTTTAAGAAGTTTATACTTATAAATTCGTTCTCAACCTTGATTACTTTTTTAGCTATTAGAATATCTAAATGCTCTTTATCAATTTCTATTTCCGCATCTTCATAAGATAGTATTCCTTCCTTATTCCAATACAAACAAACTAGTCTTAGGTATCTAGCTTGTGTAACTTCTGGGCATCTTTGAATCTTACCCATAACCCAATCTGTAGGACTGAATTTAAACCATTGTAACTTTTCCATAACTATATTTCTTTATAATCTGAAACTACTTTAAAGGTGTAGCATTGGTCTCCTTCATAATAGATCCACATAGATTTTATTACATCTATAACTTCAGGTCTTGGTATTTCAATAAAAATAATGGTTAATATTCCTTTGTAGTTTTCAAGAGAAATAATGTTTTTTTTATCTTCTGGATGAAGAAGTTTAATAATCGAGTCGATTATCTCTGGGAATGCGTTGTTGTCGTTTTTTACTAACATAATTAAATAATTTGTAACAAAAAACCCTGTAAAAATGCACTAAAGTGAGACGATGCAGATCTACAAGGTTTATGTTATGTTTTATTTATTATGTTGTTTAGAAGAATATGAGTCTCACATCACATTAATCTGGCACAAAGATACGATATATTTTCAAAGCAAAACTAATGATTATTTTTCATAGTTCATAATTTATTTTAAAATATTTTTAGTTGAGATAAGTCTAACTCTTCCCAATATAATATTTGCTTTCTTATTTCTCCAAGAGTTTTGTTTAATTCTTTTCTTTGTTGAAGCAGTTTTTCTTCTTGTGTCTTGAAGGTATCTATGTTTCTAATAACTTCTTCTTGTGTGTATTCGTTTTCCTGTGTTTTCATAGGTTATATTATTCAATTGTTAAAACTATATATTGTTCTTCGTTTAATTCCTTAACTTCTTTAGTTTGTTTCCCTAATTCTTCCCATTTTTCATGAGGTAATAAAGGAAATGTGCGTTGCATGTATATTATTTTCATAGGTTAATGTTTTAAAAAAACCACCCAATGTTGTGTATCGGGTGGTTTAAAGTTGTGTGTTTCTGTAGTTATAAGTAGCTAGTAATCAACTACTTGCTAAAAAGGGAGATCATCGTGTTCTACTGCAGCAGCTTTCTTAGGAGATGATGATTGTGAAACTTTGTCATCCCATAGTGTAGTGAATCCTTCTCCAACGTAGATTGTTTCAGCCTTAGCTTCTCTTTCATCTTTGGTTTGAATCACACAAGCAAAATGAGTTTTCATAATTCTCATAGTGTCCTTCGCAAAGATTTGTTTAGGTTCTTTAAGTTCGACAAGTTCAAACTTTACTTCATCGACAGATACATCAGTACCCTCTTGGTTTTTGTAACTTCTTTTTGTTACTAGGTTTCTTAACTTAGACGCATCTAAGGTTACTTGAATTTTCGCCATTTTTAAATAATTTAGTGTTTTGCATACTTTTTTTCCGTTGTTCTGCTAGTCGGGTTCTTTAGCTGAAACAAGCAACAAATCTTGTTGTTAGTTTATTAGCACCTTCTTTCTTATAGCTTTTCAGGTTAGCCCCTGATGCTTACATAAGAGTAAGGTCTAGCTTGGAACTCATTTGCGTCATCTGCTACAACAGAGTTAGTACTTTCCAAAGGTACTGACACATCCAATATTTCTACTGGTATCATTATTTATACTCGTATCAATGTTTAACGAGTTGTTCTTTGCGGTAAGGTCGCAACCCACACATCCATGCTATCTATAGCTCATTTTGGCACATGAATTTGTTATAACCATATCTTGTAGTCAGGACAGGACTCGAACCTGCAGCTTAACCCTATTTCTAAGGTGCGTATTCCCAATTCCGCCACCTGACTGTTTGATGAGGTTGCGGCGGTTAAAAACCACAGTCTTAAGTACTCATCACCTATTCTGACCGATAGGACTTAACATTCGTGAGGAGCCAAATTCCTCCAATGTCTGTTGCTTTTTTATTTGACATCAAGCAACCAATTTCATAATAAAACTAAGTTATATAACTACTACCTTTAGAGTAATTATCTTTAGCCCACAGTGGTTGTAAATTAGAATAATGGTTTAGTCTTATAATATCATTCTCTGTTTTAGCAGTAGCTATTGGAATTTTATGATCTATGTGCCATTCTCCATGATTTTCTAGAGTCATTCCATCTGTAAATAAGGATTGTAAATGTTCAATAAATTCTTGTAATGTACAACCTAAAATACTTTCTGATTTATCTGATTTTTTAAACTTTCCTTTACATCCCCTTTTAAATGCAGACCTTACAACACCTCTAATAGAATAATTAAATTTAAAAATAGAATCTGTTTTTAATCTAATATTTTGATTCAATATAATTTTTTCTTTATTTTTTTCATACCACACTTTTTTTCGAGCGTTGTTTTTTAAAAGGTTTGGATTTTGTTTTCTTTTTTTATTTATTTCCTCTTTATTATTTTGGTAATAGTTTTTATTGTAAAGACTTATATTTTCTTTATTGTTCTCATTATATTGTTTATTGAGATGTAGTCTTTCTTTTTGTTTTTCTCTAGAACAATTTCTGCAATAACAATCGTATCCATCTTTATATCTTTTATTTTTATTAAATAAAGACACGTCTAAATCTTTTTTACATCTTGAACATTTTTTCATTTTATTCTATAATTTTGTTAAGTTGCTTAAATCATACATCAAGCAACCGCTGATGTTGTGGTTGGAATCGAACCAACGACTATCTGTTAAAAACCGACCCTCTAACCGCTGAGGTACACAACAAACTTCCAACCTTGGTCTTTCGGGTCTTTTGGTTTGCGAATACTACTATAAGACCTTTTTCGTATTTATACATCGCCTAACAACGAGCATTGGAAGAACAAATATAAAACATAATTAGTTAATAACCAAATTGTTTTACATATTCTCTACAATTTTCTACTCTATCTTTAATCTCTGAGATAATCTTTTCATCTCTCTCTATTTTAAAGACCTTGCATCTATCTTCCATAGGGATATGATCGTAGTTGTGGTTTGCTCTAACTTCTTCCACTAATACATCTAACCAATCAGCACCTAACCCCTCTTTATACATAATGCTTTTAGCTTCACTAAGGATAATACCTTCAGGAGAGTTAAGCAAGAAATAAGCGATTTCCGCCTCTGTTTTTCCCGTGAGGTACATATAGCCATTTAATTGGTATTCGTATGCCTTATTAGCTAATTTAGTGTCAAACATAGGGAAAGTAAATGCACTAAATGAACATTTTATGTCAACTATTTTATTCTCTAAGATTAAATCAGGAGTACCAGTGATGTAATCATTCTCAAACCACTCTTCATTCTTAAAGCACTCAACATTAAATAGCGTTGAATACTCTTGAATTGCGGTGTCTTCCATTTGCAAACCTTTCTCTAGATACTTAGATGATATTTCTTTACGGATACCAAAACGTTGTTCTATTAGCCACTCTTCAAGGTATGTTTTTGTGGTCTCTGAGATACTCTCTGTTTTACTTCTAGGGTTGGTGAATATCTTACCTAGGCTTGAGCATCTTGCTCTAAATTGTTGTGTTTTCATAGGGTTTTTATATAAATTTCTAATAGTTCTTTTGTTTTATACCATTTATTTTCAATAGCACTGTGGTATTCTCCATCTCCGTGATAATAGTCATAGTTTTCATTTGACCATTCTAAAAATCCAATTGCAAACTCTTTTATAAAGGTTTCTGTCTTCTCTACCTTATCAGAGTTCCAAATCTCATTTTGGTTTATCTCTAGTAGTTTATCTTTAATTGCTCTCATTATTATCATCGAATAGATTAATAAACAGCATAACAAATAATACCATTGCTAATGCAAATATGTGTACGTTCATAGTTTATGATTGTGAATTATACCATTCGGCACTCAGCATCACTAAGCCGAGTGCCACTCCTATTAAACCTATTCCCATTATCCTAATTGTTTTACTTGGTCAGGTGTTAATTCAAAACCATTTGTTAATTGTTCTTTAGTGAATGTACCATTAGATATAGCTTTAATTGCTGCTTGAAATCTAGCGTCAGGGATTGGTTGTTTTGCCACCTCTTTCTTTCTGTCAGGGCTGTCCACATCATCTTCGTCTGTATTGATATGAAAGTATTTTAATAAGAAGTATCTCTCCGCATAAGTAAGAGCTGAACCGAGCCCTTTTTCCCAATCGTTCATCCCTAGTGCACCAAACATATTCTCGTCTTTCTCTCCTGTATCTGTATCAATCCATGTAAACTTCATAGACACGCTAGATAATATCTCTGATTTAGCTATACCCTTAGCTGTTAAGTAATCTTGTCTTGAGTTTTCAATACTGATTATCTCTTGTTTAAGAAGAAGACCATATTGATTCATAATTGGTTTTATATGTTCTATAACTTTACTGCCAGATACATACTGATAAGAATGAGATCTAGTATCTTTTCCAAGACCTATAACCTCTTGTTGTATCTTTAATAGTTTTTGGTAAAGGTTTAACTTTACTACCTCTGTGGTTTCTTTTTTTGTTTTTTCTGTTACTGCCATTTTAATTTAATTTGATTTAATTATTATTTATTAACAAATATACTAACTACTTAATTACTACGCAAATAAATCTATATGTTTTTTATGTAACGTTTTTAAGTTACTACATATTTTATCGTAGTGGTCTATAACTCTCTTGGCTTTCTCCACCGCCTTGTACCCATTATTAGGGTTCTCAAGGGTTGATATATACTTTGATACTATAACTTTATAGCTATCGTAACTTAGTACATCTGAAGCCACCATAACACCGCAATCTAACACCATTTGCAACTCTTTGTCTGTAAGTTTCTTGTAGGACATAAACCTAATGTTATAACAATTGTATGTTACATCACCATTTCTATCTGTTACTTCTTCAAACTTAAACCCCTTGTAGAATACTGCTCTTGTGTTATTCATGAAGTTATGTATTGGTAGGTACATTTTAATACACTTCTCGAATATCTCTTGTTCTTTACTTTTGCTCATAATCTTATTTCTTTTTAAATTGTTTAATCTACTCTACAACAAGTTGCTATTATTAGTAATGCAATAGCTATTATAAAAAATGTACCCATAATTTTTTTGTTTTAAAATTTAATATCTTTTAAATATTGTTTTTATTCTTCTTTGGAATTAACTTCATCAGGCAATAAATTTCTTGTAAGTTCTGAAGCCATCTCAGCAAACAACAACGCTAAATGAGTTTCCCAAAATAAACCTAAATAAGTTACAGAATCATCTTCTTCAGTATTTTCAACAGGAGTAATTCTAAAAACACAATATCTTCCTCTATTTTTGTAAGGAGTAGAATCTTTATTTTGTTTTGTAATTAAAATACATCCATCTTCATTTATATCATCCCATTCTTCTTTATTCATAAAAGCAGGATTGTCTTGTGCAGGAATTTCACTAAATGTTTTATCAATAAAATTTACTATTTGTAATTTTCTCATTCCACTTTCAATTTGATTGTGTAATTTTTCTTTTGTTGCACTCATAATATTTGTAGCACTTATCCTTGCAATCGGGGTTTATTTCTTTTTAATTAAGAATGAAAACACATATAAATAGCAAAACTTATCATACATATTGTCATAATAAATATGAATATATATGGATACATTGTATCTTTATAATCATTAATGATTTCTTTTCTATATATTTTAAAATCTACAAAATGATTTAATTCATATTCAAAACCTGTTTTTTTATGAATAAATTTTCTTTTTTTGTATTTTTTATTTATATATAGTAATACATCAAAAAAATTATTCATTTTTTCCATTCTCTCTATACAATCATCAAGTAAGTTTACTGTTTCAGCAATGTTTTTAGATTTTTTTTCCTGATTTCTTCTATAATTAATATAAGCTGCTGCATTCATAATTTTTATTTGTTTTTAAATTGTTCCACCAAGTGTTTTTAGATATTGTTTATAAAGATTATCAAGATGTTCTTTTGAAACTCTTTTTTCTTCCCAAGTTAAACCATTAAAATCTGCAAACCATTTTGCAAAATCGATTGCTCTAAATCTTTCCATTTCACAAACTTTTTCATAGTTATAACCTTGTTGTTGCTTTTCCATTTCTTTGGCTTCTTCTATAAAATAATACTTAAATATAGGATTGAAAGTATTTCCTTGTTTAATTAATATTTCAATATTTTCTAATAAAAATTCTACTGCTGTTTGTTTCATAATGTTATTTGTTTTTAAATTGTTCAAACCAATCTTCAAAAGATTCATAAATAGGTGGCATATCTTTTTCAAATATATATGCTTGTCTTGATTGTTTAAATGCTTCTTTTAAATCTTCCACACTATAACTATTTTTTTGTTGAGAATCATAAAACACAACTTTGTCAAATTTTAATCCACCCCAATATCTTATTATAATACATTTGTTATTGTAACAAAATTCTACGCTTGGGCACTTGTTTTTTAAATCAAAATTTACTTTCATATCTTACTTGTTTTTAAATTGTTCATCTAAAATTCTATTAAACTCATGTTCTAATTCAGAGTTAGACAAATCATTTCTTTTGTAAAATGAAAACGACCATTCTGCAATGCTTCTAACTTTTTCCTCGCTATAACTATAGCTTTTTTCTTGCCATTTAGCACCAAATTCAGCAATTTCTAATGATGTTGGATACTTTTTATTTTCAAAAAATTTAGATATAGCTCCTTCAAGTGTTTCTTTATTTTTCATGGTTTTATGATTGTGAATTAATATATACTCTTTGGTATGCCTCAGACATTCTGTTGTTATCTGCTAAGTGAATGCTCTTTATTTTAAGCATCCACTTGTAAAATCTTTGCATATCTCTCTCGCCTTTTCTGTTTAGTTGTTTGGTCGTCATTATTTATTTTTTTTTACAATTGATATTAATTTCTTTAAACATTCAAGTTCTGCTTCTTCGTAAGTAGGATGATACGTAGCTGACATTTTGTAATCTAATTGATTAGTGTATGTTATAAAAACAAATCTTTCCTCTAAAACTTCATATACATAAGTTTTAATTCCATACTTATCTCTAAACCATCTAAATGCTTGTTGGTATAGTGGTCTTTTTAAATTACCATCCATTACATGTTCACAGTATTCAAGTAAAAATTCTGGTTCTGTAAAATCTTTGTTATTCCACCAAAAACCTATACAAGATTCATCAAATCCTAATTCTTTTAAAGCTAATGCTTCGCTATAGTTTATAAATTCTTTTTCCATAATATTATTCGTTTACAGGTAAGTTATTCATATCTAGTTTCATTGAGTACTTAAAATTAAAAGTCATCCCTGATTTTCCCATACAGTTATAAAAATAGCCTTTACCATTAGCGTAAGCAAACATCCAACGACCATTATGTTCATCTCTAACTAAACAAGGTGTTCCATCAGGAAATACATTCGCAGCTTTGATTTCTTCTTCTGTTGCAAATCTACATTCATTAAATCTTATACCTCCGTTACCATCTTTTAAACCTTGGTCATTATACACCCTAACTAAACTAGTTTCTATATGGTATACTTCATAGGCTCTGTTGCCTCTACCATGTGCAATGTGAGGTTTTTTAGGGCTTAATGGAACAATCCAATCACCTACTTTAAATTGAGGTTTATCTTCTCCAAATATTTCATCAAAAACTTTGTGTTGAGCTTCTGTACAATTCTTTCTCATCTCTTGGTAGAATCCTTCAGTGATAGTAATATCTTGTTTTAATACTATCTTTCTACCCCATTGATCAAATAATGTTTCTTTCCATGTTTCGCAAGCAATGTCTACTATTCTTTGAGCATCACTATATTTAATTGTTCTCATTGGTTCTTGTGTTTTTGTTAGTTTTTCAATGTCTGATAGTTTTACCATGTAGTATAGTGAGTTTTCATAGTCTTCTCTTTCACAGAGTATATAACATTCATCTTTATACCATTTATGACCATATGATACAAAACCAGCTTTATCAAAACCAAATTTGTATATTTCTAATTCACTTGGCTGTACTACTGCTACTCTATATTCTGTACCAGCAGGTATGGTTGGAAGCGTTGTTCCTTTAATTGTATAATCTATTTTCATAATTATTTTTCTATTATTTTCCATTGTTGTTTCTTGTGTTTCTGTTAGTTTTATAAATTCTTCAAATGATATTTCTTTATTTCCAAAATCAATACTACCATCATGAGCAATAGTCCATTCACTTATTGAGTTATAATATCCTATATAGCACCATCTATTTTCGGTGTATCCAAAATACCTCCTTGATTTTTCTCCATTATTACGTAATACCTCAAGTACTTTATCAACTTGTTCTTCTGTTACCTTTATTAAAAGGTTTCTATTTATTTTATTTTCCATTTTGTTTTATGATTGTGAATTGTTTATAATATTTTTAATCTCTTGTGCGTAGTACTCACTACTACCGAAGTAAAACTCTAGTCCTTCCATAACCTTCTTAACCTTATTAATCAAGAAAGCATTTCTATTCTCTTGTACCTCTAAATAAGATAGGATTAAGGACATTTCCTGCATTATCTCTGTATCAACCATTGTTATGTCTTTCTTCAAATATTTGTTCAACAATCTTATCTATTTGGTCCTCTAGTAATTCTGTTACATCCTCTCCACAATGTTTAATGGAGTAAAGTTCTATTTCTTCTGAGCATCCAGGATACCCACTACCATCTGCATAATATTTTACCTCAGGTTCTGAAGGCGAGAAGTAGAACTCAATGTCAAGCTCTACTCCTTTGTACTGTATTGTTTGGTTTACTACTCCCATAATTATTTTTTATCTACATAATTAATAATATCAAATGCTTGTATAAAGAACAATATTACTCCCATCATAAAGAATAACCAATGTCTATATCCCCAATGTGTTTCAGATGTATGACTTTCACCTCCATACATACAACCATTATATACTGTATGGGCATAATTGTTATCATCAGCAGGAAAATATTTACCTACTCCACTACCTTTACAAGTCCAATCACCAAAGAAATCATGTAGATACTCTGGTATAAAACTAACTAACATTGCTATTACAAACAATGCTATCACTCTAAGTGATATAATGTGTATTTTTTTCATAATTACATACTTAATACTATTCTAACCCCATCTTTTTCTCCTCTAAACCATTTGCTTCCTTTGTCGAAGTCTAAATCAAACCCTTTGCTTTCTAAATCGTTGAATAACTCACTGCTACACTTTGCGTGTAATGATATGTCATTTACGTGCCATAAAGTTATACATAAGAAGTCATTTAGGTTAAGGTCTAATCCGTTTAATTTCTCTAATGCTTGTGTCATTTTGTCTTGTGTTTTCATAGGGGTAATTGTTATTATATTAGTTAATTGTGCTTCGTACTCTTCTTTTGTAGATGGTTTATAATACTCAAAACCATCCAATTTTAATGTAACAAATAATTCGCTTCCAGGAGTATATTCTGCTGTATCAATATTACATACAACTAATGTAGTATGAAGCATTGAAGAGTCAATAACTCTATAGATGTTTCCTTTAATAAAATAATTTTCTACTGATTCTGTACATTCAATGTATTCAGATACTCCGTTTTGTTTTGTGTTTTCCATAGTTTTATGATTGTGAATTAATATTAAATTTTATTTTTACCATTTCTATCATCAATAAGTATTGCTTTGCAAAATCATTATCTTTATGTGTTTCTATGACCTTTTCTTTAAACTGTTCTAAAGCTCCTTGAAAACAACCGCAATTTACTTTAATTAAATTTTTTTCTTTTGTTCTAAAAAATGTAGATGTTCTATTTGAACTTCCGAATTTAGAAAACCAACATAAATCATCGTCACCAGATACCCAAGCGTCACCAGATACCTGAGCGTCACCAGATACCTTAGCGTCACCAGATACCCAAGCGTCACCAGATACCCAAGCGTCACCAAATACCTTAGCGTCACCAAATACCTGAGCGTCACCAAATACCCAAGCGTTACCAGATACCTTAGCGTTACCAGATACCTGAGCGTCACCAAATACCTGAGCGTCACCAGATACCTTAGCGTTACCAGATACCTGAGCGTCACCAGATACCCAAGCGTCACCATGTACCCAAGCGTTACCAGATACCTGAGCGTCACCAGATACCTTAGCGTCACCAGATACCCAAGCGTCACCAGATACCCAAGCGTCACCAAATACCTTAGCGTCACCAAATAC